TAGCGTCAACGTCCCCGATGCGCCCGTGACCGCGCTTGGGGGCCATCCCTTAAAACCGACTTCCGCCGCGTCAAGGTTCGGCGTCGCAACCGTGCCCGTTTGCGAAAGCGCAAAGTAGATTCGCGAGCCGCTGTTCGCGCCGAACACAAGCCGCCCGCTTGCGGCGTAGAGCACAACATCGCCTGGCACCGTGCCCGCAATGATTCCATCGGCCGCGCCGATGCCCGCGATTTGCGCGACGTTCGCGCCGTTCGCGTTCAAGAGTAAGCGCGCCGTGTGCGCGCCAATCGTGCCGATGGTTTGATTATTCGGCGCGCCGCTGCGCACAAACGCGTTATCCGTGGAAAGCCGCGCGTAATCGAGCGCGGGAACGCCGTTCAACGCCACCACGCCATAGAGATTGATCGGCGGTAGGTCGGTCGTGTTGCCTATGTCGATGGCTGTGATAGCCGGACCTACGCCGAGCCGCGCCGCTGAAATGATGTTTCGCTCAATTGAAAATGCCGCATTCGTCGCCGACACGCGCCACGCTTTATTGCTCGCACGCACGCGCCAATCGCTTTCGTCCGCCGCTTGATCGGTTTCGCGATAGATCAATTGCGGCGCGATGCTCGCTAGCGTGAGATCACCCGCGAACGTTTGTGCCGGCGTTTTCCGCGCGTAGTCGGCCACGTCTACGCCGTTAAGCGTAATCACGCCAGCGGCGAGCGCGAGCGTTGCCACTAGCGATGCGGCATCTTTGGTTGCGGTCATGAACACCGCAACTTGCGTCCCCGCATCGTCTTCGCTCACGAATTGCATTTGCCCGTTGAGGCTGCGAATTCGGTAGCGCTTGAGCCCAACGCCCGCGTCGGAATCGTGCAAGCGAAGTAGCCCGCCCGCGTTGTTCGCAATGTCGAGCGAAAGTCCTGTTACATTCACGGCCGGAGCAATCCCGAGCGTTCCGCCACCGGGCGATACGGTGAGATCGGCCGTGATGGTTTGGTTATCCGCGCTCGCAGTTGGCACGCGCCCGAGCAAATAGCCGCCCGCCGCATCGGCGCGGAACACGACGCCCGGAACGCCGCGCGTGCGATACGTGCTCGCGTTCGTGCCCGCTTCAACGTGAAAGCCGACAAAGCCGCGCCCGCCGCCGGCTTCGAAGCCGAGCACGTTCACGAACCCGGCCGCGTTCGGATGGCCCCATTCAAACGAATTGCCTTGCGGCGAATTGCGCGAGCCAATGAGCGCGGTAGATTGCAGCGCGGTAGGGCCGAATTGATTGACGGCCGAAAACACGTTCAACGCGTTTTTAATCGCGGCATTCGCAACCGTGTTGATTTGCCCCTGCGTGAGCGTGACCGCGCCCGTAATGTTGGGGAACGTGTTCAGTAGTGCGCTTTTGATGTTGCGCACGTGGTCGTCGAGCGTTTGCACTTTGTCCGTCGAGCCCACGGGGTTCGTCGGGTTCAAATCGGAAATGAAAGTGACGACTTCGATAGGCATGCTCAGTACCCCCGCCGAATTGGCCCGAAGTGATACGCCCCCGCCACACGCGCGCCGCCGAGCTTGCGGCCCGCCGCTTCGTTCAACTTGCCGAGCGCATCGGAAAACGTGTCGAGTGCCGATTGCGCTAGTTCGGTGTCTTGCGTGAATTGGTACAGATGGAAAAGCGCGCCGTACACATACAGCGATTCGTGCGCCGTTAGCAGGTCGTTCGTGTCGGTCGGCGACGCGAGCGGCAACGGGTGCCCGAAGTAGGCCACGTCAATCGTCGCGCCCACGGCGGGAATGCCGCGCAGCTCCACGGTGCCCGCGTCCACCGCGAACCATAGAACGGGATCGGATGGCGACAAGCGGCGCAGCTCGGCGAGCGACACTTGCGCCGCTCCGTCTTTGGCGTCGCTGGTGTAGAGCGCGCGCACCACGTCGAGCGCGGGCGGCAAGGTATACGTGCCGCTTCCGGGCGCGCGGTCGGTGTCGGTCAGCGTCGCGCGGTAGGTCGCCGCTTGCAGGTCGCGGCGAATCAATCCTTCCGCGAGCGTCACGAACGATGCCGCCTGACTTACCAAATCGGGGCGGTGCGCGTAGTCGAGCACGCGTTGTTGTAGCTCGGCATAGTTCATGTGCGCCCCAGTTGCGCGCGCCGCGAGCGCACGCGGTACGGATCGGCGAGCGGCGACGCGTGCAATACGGTCATGGCCGCTTCGTATTCGTCGTGATTCTTGCTGCTGAGCCCCGGTATCAGCGCGCAGAGCACGCGCCAGTCGCGCACGGGGATTCGCAACGTATGCTCAGCAAAGGGCGCGTGCCGCGTCGGTAGCCGTTGCTCGCGCGCGAGTTGATTGCCGCGCAGTATGTCGTTGCGTTCGCTCACGTCTGTAAATTCCCGGCAGCTCGCCACGCGGGCACGAGCTGCCGAGAAACCCCGGACGCTACGCGACTACATCGGTAGTCGGGTTCAAGTCGCGAATGGCGAAGTGCGCTTTTTCCAGCAACGGCCGAACCATCCAATGCGTTGAAATCAGCTTGCGCACATACAAACCATTCTTCGACAACGGCTCGATTTTCACGCCCCACATGCGCGGAATCTCGATGTACTCCGGGTCGATTCCGAACAGCGTGCACGCGGTCGCATAGAGCGGCTGATTTCGGCACGGGTGAATCGTCATGGTGTAGCCGAAGTCGGTGCGGAACGTGTCGATATAGCCTTGTGACGTTTGCTCGGCTCCCGCGCCCGTCCCGTTCACGGTCGCCGTCGGTGCCGCCGCATACGGCGTCGTGAACAGATACTTCGCGAGCCGCTTGGTTAGCTCGGGCCGCGAAAGTACTTTCGTCGGCTTCGCGCCGAGCAAGTAGGCCGCTTCAATGCGGTCCGTGACCATCGTCCACGTGAGCCCTCGAATGGTGCCCGCTCCGGGCGCGTCCACGATTTTCGTGGCGGTATTGAAACCGCCCGGTGTGCCGGTCGCACCCCGGTTCACATTCGTCGTGAGCCACGCATCAAAGCCGCCGGTCTTGCCCGCAATCGAGCTACCGTTATCCGCGACGCTCGCTTGCGCCGAAAGAGCGCTCATCTCGATATTGTTTTGCAGCTCGTTCAAGCGCTTCGTGGACTGGTAGCCCATTTCATCGCTGCGCCCGATGTTGTCGGTATGGAGCGCGGTTTCCGAAACGTTCACGCCCATGGTTGAGATTTGGCCGTGATTGCCGACGCGAAAGCCGCCCTGCGTGGTGACGGGCGTAATGTCGGCCCCGTCAATTTGCGCGTCGGCGAGCGTCGGCGTGGCGAGTGAGTCTTGCACCCATTCGCTGTAGGGATTGTCATAGCTGCCGCCGCCCGCCATATCGAGGAACGGCGTTTCGGTCGGCGAAATGTTGTAAACCTGTTCCAGTACGTCTTCGCGGATCAATCCGCCCGCGAGTACGCTTTTCAGGTCCGCTGCGCTAAGGCTGTCTGCCGGCTGTGCCATGGTTGCGAGTTCCTATTTCAAAACGCCCAACACACGGGAACGCAGCGAACCGTGAACCTTGGATTTCGTTTCGACGGCGGGCGCGCGTGCGGCACCGTTGCCCGCTGCGCTGCGCCCCGTGGTGGAAGGTTTTTTGACTTCCACGACTTTGGCGAGCGCGGCCGTGATGCGTTGCTTTCGCAAAAACGCGTCACGCACGAAACGAAACACTTTGTGATTCGGGTTGGCCGATAGGAATTGCTCGCCGATTCCGTAATCTTTAAGCAGCTCCACCATGCCGGCTAACTCGGCATCACGCACCGTTTCGTTTTGCCATTGCGGAATGTGCTTGAGTGTCAGCTCGCGTTCGCGTTTCGTCTCGGCCGCAACGTGCAACCGGACTTGTTCGCGCACTTCGGGCTTGATGGCTTTGGGGTCTACCGCCGCCATGAGCGCTTGCAACTCGCGTTGCCCGCGCGCCCATTCCGCTTCCGTATTCGAAATCCGTTCTTCGAACGCTAGTTCCCGAACCGTTAAGTCTGACTCTTTCGCGGCGGCATCTTTCAGCTTGCCGATGCTCAACGTTTTACCGTCGCTCATCGGAATTTCGACCGCGTACAAGTCTTCGGGTGCAAGCTCTAGCCTCTCGGCTAAATCGTGCAGCACCTTGGGCTTGCCTTTCGGCTTGCCCGCTTTCGGCTGTGCGTTTGGTTGGCTCTCGCCCGCTTCGCCCGTGTCGGGGCTCTCGCCCGCTTCGTCGTTGAGTAGTGCCTTTAGCCGGTCGAGTCGCGAACCCTCTCGGGGCGCGTCAAGCGGTGCGCTACTCGTTTCCGAGTTGCTCGGCGTTGTCGTCGTTGCGCTTGTCTCCAAGCGCGGTGTCGATTCCATCGTTTAGCAGCTCGATAAACTCTTTCAATGTCCATATACCCGCATGCGCGCGTTCGCGCTCGGGCAAGCTCTCTACCGCGCTTTCCCACCGCTCGATAATCAGCGCGCGAAAGTCTTCAAGCGTCTTGTGGAGTAGCGGACTTGCCCGTAGGTTCTTCGCGTCCTGAATTGCTGCCATTGAGTTTGCTCGCTACCAAATCCTTCGCCACGTTGCCCACGAGCTTCGCTTCCTCGACTTCGGCTTCCTGCGCAAGCTCCACGTATTTGAACCGCGTTTCAACTTTCGTTTTCCATACGTCAATTGCGTTCGTCGTGTCGGTTTGATATTTGTCGAGCGCGGTTTTCAGCTTTTCGAGCTCGACGGCTTGCGCCACGAGCTGCGCTTGCTGCGCTTGCTGCGCTTGCTGTTCTTTTTGCTTTTTGTCTTGCGCCTCGACCGAGCCTTTCGAGCGTGGGTCTACGAAATAGCGCTCGGGGTTTTGGATATCCGCGACGCGCCCCCAGTCCATGAGCAAGCTATAGAACCCGTCGATGTTGACTAACACGTCTTGCATTCCGAGTTGCGCCAGCGTGATGTGCGTTTGCAAAAGCTTGTCGAGCGATGCCTGCCGGCGGGTGCGCTCGCCCGGACTCATGCCAATTTTGACCGTGAGCCGCTCGCGCGGTTGCCACTCGCTCGGCGTGGCCGATTCCCAACGCCCGCCGCGCTTCACGGGCACGGGCTGCGTGTAGTGCTCGCGCAGCATCGCGTGCGCAAGTAGGAACGTCGAGCGAATCAGCGTATCCGCTATGTTCTTCGTCATGTGCGCGGCGAGCTGTTCGGCCACGCTAAAGGCGCGGTCAAGGCCCATGCTGCCGACTTGCTTTGACACTTGCAGCTCACCCGCTTGCATGTCGAGCGTTGAGCCGCCGAGTTCGGTACGGATTTGCCGCTGGTGCGCGATGGCGTCTTTGATGCCTTGCGAAGTGTCGGGCACCACGAATGGCATGACCGCATCGCTTACGCGCGCGACGCTCGGCTTGACGCGAATTGCGCCATTGACGCGGCCATCTCCCACATCGTCCACGTTGGCCTTTCCGTCGAGATAGGCCAAGCGCGATTTGCTAGTGGCTTGCACGTTGTCGAGTAGCGCGCGCGTGAGTGCCGTGTTCACGTCTTGGGACTGGCGCAACTTGTCCCATAGCGAAATGCCCGTGAGCCGATGCGCGGCAATGAACACTTGCCCCGTCGCATACGGAACGTGCGTGGCGGGATCGCGCGCGAGCACTTCGCGAAAGCCGCCGTCTACGCAAACTTTCTGCCGCTCGGCGATGCCGTCGCCGCCGTCGAGCATCACGTAACACTCAAACCATTCGACGAGTTCGGATGCTTCGTCTACACCGGGCGTGAGTTCGGTATCACGGCGCGGATTGCGCGCCGCCGCCGTGGTGCTCGCGTCGGATTTGTACGCGGTCACGCGGTTCACTTTCTCGCGCGAGAATCCACGGCGCACGAGTTCGCCGCGCATCTCCACGTGCCGCTCGGCTATGAACGGAATTTCTTGCAGCGCTCGATAGTCGGCCCCGTCATACGCTTTCGGATAGAACACGTTTTCCACCGCTATCGCTTCGGCGCGAAAGCGCTGCGCGGTGTAGATGCATCGCAACTTTAGGTATTTCGACGCTTCGTCATACACCAGAATTTTGCATTCGGCGTTCGGCTTCGTGGTCAGCTCTTGCAACGCTTCGGGCTCGACGTTGGTGTATTCCTCGATCTTCGCCGCGCGTTCTTCTTCGCACCACGCTTTCACCCAACCGTTGCGCAAGCCGAGCGTGTCTTTGATGGCTTGCGCCAAATGCCACGCGCCATTTTGCTGGCCCATGACGAAATAGCACACCGCGTCGGATTCGAGCTGCGCCTGTTCTTCGTCGGCCGCGTCGAGCGGATCGAATTCGACCACGCGCGAGCTGCTAAACGCTTCCATCATCGCGGCCAAGTTGCTTTCGATCATCGCGGACAGATCGCCGCTGACTGCGGTAGCGCGCCCCTCCACTTCGGTGCCGTTCGGCCGCATGTGGTAGTAGTCGAGCGCGTGCGCGCGGTCGGTCGTGAGTTCGTCGTTTTCGAACCCCGCGCACCGCACGAGCTGCGCGCGCAGCTTCGGTAGCAGCTCGGCGTTATCCACGGTTGCGCTCGCGCCGTTGCTTCTGCCGCTGAATCGGCCCGAGCGGCTCTAGCGGCAGCTCGTCTTGGCGTTCGGGCTTCGGCTCTTTCGTCGGCTTCGGTTTACTGGCGAACATCGGTGCGCACCTCGCACGAACAGCGTTCAAGGGTGGCGC